CGCCTTTTGCCAGTGTCTTGGTAAGACACGTGTAGAAGTCGACTTCTGCACTCTGTTTCTGAAACTCTTCCATGGCGGAGATCGGATCACAAAACGAAACATGCTTTTCGAATTTGTGGTGTGGCACACTCGAGTAGCCGGCTCCCATATCGTCGTGGACCGGTCTGGTGAAACTGAGACTGCGTTGTGAACAACGAGTAGCTCCACTAGTACGTGAGGGCGTTTTGTTTGGATCAGAAGACCAAACCGACTGCGTCTCGACTTCTTCATCCACAGGCATGAACTTGTACAAGAGCGCTGGGACTGTAATCAGAAGGACCAACAAGCCCAAGCCCAGCATGTGGTACTTGAACTCCGGTGATTTGGACCACTCCGTGAGCTGCAAGGGGGCAATTTTCATGACCCATTCAGTTGCATCGGGTGGTTTGCGTGAGTCTGTCACATCATCAGGACCCGACTGTGCCTCAAAAGGCGCAGCTGGATCGTACTGTGGTCCACCCGCACGCGGAACGCGCTGCGCATCCAACTCCGCATCTATTGCGTCTGGTGTCAGCTGTTGAGCGTTACGCCGCTCATCCCTTTCTGTTCGCATTTGTGCAACGAGACGTGCTATCTCGACTGGGTGGAGTTGGCGTCCGACGAGGTGGGGAAAAGTGTCACACTTGTCAACTGTGTACAAATTGTTCCGCACGTCAGCAGCTGATGCTTCGTTTCTATGCAAAACCAGGTGAAATCGTTTTTGTAATGCACGTGGGTCCTTTAACTTAACCGCCCAAGCGATCTCATCAAAGTGCTTGTCTTCACCGTAGTTTGTGGTAAGAAAGACATATGCAGAATCGAAAAAAGTGACACCTTTCTCTTCAACACCAGCCATATCCAGGTTCATTGGATTGGTGTTGATCATATCGATAAGCTTATTGGCGGTACTAGCCAAATTCTCTGCCTGAGTGATTTTAAAAATATCATCGCCAACAACAAACTTTTGGTTTCCATACCCAGCCCAATACTTACTATCGTTCATGAGGTACATCATTTCTGGTGAATACTCAGCCCCATCAATACGTGAAACGGCTTTAAGCAGGTAATCCACACACGGACTCTTACCCGAACCTGGTGCTCCTATGAAAAGAACACACACTGGTTCTGGACGTTGCTTAGCTCCACGCAACATTTGAGTGGCAAGGGTCGCCAATTCAGTAATTGTGCGATGATGATCACGATAATAGGTGACCAACCAGTTTGGTATGGAACACAACCTGACAGAGCCGCCTATTTTCTGTGATGCTTTATGCAATTTGAGACAAGTCTCCATAAGCACTTTATCACCCGCCATGGTAACACGCTTAAACGCAACGGCATCTATGTCTTTACCAATTTCAATAATATCATTGGAAAACAACATAAAAGGCGCATCACACGGGTCATAACCGAACGCTGTACGACAAGCTAAACGTGCAATGACATGAGCCAATTGAACTTTGCTGTTGGCGTCGGCCTGCGTTGCACGCACG